TTTAACATAATTTTATTTATTTAATGTTCTTCATATCTAAATAAGAATCTATGTAATTTCTAAGAAATAACGCTTCGTTGCGATTAAATTTTATCCATATTGAACCTTCAAGGAGTTCTTCTTCACCTTCAATAGGGGAGCTTGTGTTTATTGTTATATTAAAATCTCCTCTTTTTGTATCATTCATTAATTCAGAACCTGAAAATTCTAAACCCCTATATCTGTTCTTGAAATATTTAATATTTCCATCATTACCAACATAAGGATCATTAAAATTTAAACCTTTTATGTCACTCCAAACTTTACCTTCTAATTTTAACATTTTTCTATTTGTTTAATGTTCTTCAAAGGTAGTATTATATTTATTAATTCCAATAGGTATAATACCAATATTATTAACTATCTTTGTTTTATGAATGAAACAATAATGCTGCAAATACCTATTAGCAAGGAACTTCATACGAGGTTTAAAATCAAATGCTTGAAGGTTAGTCAAGGACAAAAGGCAGCGATTACCGAAATGATTGAATATTTTTTAAGTGAACCAAAATTAAAAGATGATGAAAAAAAGTAAAATTGTAACAATTGTTCATACTGGTGAACGTGATTTTGATGGAAGAAAAGGGCAGCAATTCACCGTTTTTTTTGAAAATGGTGATGCTGGACAAATGGAAGTATGGGGCAATTCACCAACACCAAAAGTTGGTGAAGAAATAGAATATGAAACCAGTGAATATCAAGGGCAAAAAAGATTTAAAATAAAAAAAGCTGCTTATTCTGGTGGTGGTGGTGGTAAACAATGGAGTACAGAACAAATAGCTCAACACGATGCTATTGAATTAACTTCTTCCTATATACAAAGCGGTGGCGACTTGAAGTTTTGGAAACAATTCTTTGTTGAAGCAAAATCGTTTATGGTTGAACAAATCACGGCTTCAGGTTCACCGGTTGCTAATAAGGAAACGCCAACATCAACGGAAGACAAAATTCCTTTTTAGTTATGGAGTTAATGAAAAAGAAATCTTCCGAATTACTTAGTAGTAATAAAGAAGAACTGAAGGCAATCGGATTAAAGGCAAGTCAAATTGATTTAGAAGTCGCAATGAAAGACGCAAGTGAACATTTCATTTCAGCAAAGAAAGCAATCGTTGTTTTGGAGGCGTATCTAATCGGAATGAAAGATGCTGTTCATGATGAATGCTATTCAGTAGGTGAAAAGAATCCTATTAAAAGGTATGGAACTGAAATTTCACTTGGTTCAACCGGTGATAGGTTGGATTATGAAAAGGATTCAGTCTATGCAGAATTGAAAAAGCAATTGAAAAAGCGTGAAGAGGTCTTGAAGTTGGTGACAAAAGGCGGTGACGAAATGTTTGATAAGGATGGGGCCTTAATTGAAGCCGTTCCGATTAAATCGGCTTCACGTGAAATTCTTAAAATTAAGTTGTGAATTATCAAGATGTATTCAAGGATGCCTATTTAGAAAAAATAGGTATTCCTTTCTTGCAATGGAGCGGAAAAGAAGGCAAGTCACTGAAAGAGCTTTACGGTTTAATTAAAATCTTTTGGATGGAATTTAAAGAAGTTGAACTTGATGAAGAAGAGCAACTTGAAGGATTCAAGCATTTTATCAATGGCATTCAAGATGATTTTGTACTTGGTAGCTTTACGCCTTCTGTAATACTTAGTTGCTTCAACTCGCTTGCACAACAACAATATTCAAAGGTTAAGAAAAAAGATAACACCATTAGAATAAAATTACCGGAACTTACGGAAGAACAAGCGGAAGAGGTTCTTCTTATCAAAAAAGGTTATGAACGATTAAAAAAAGAAAATGGGAAAAGCTGAAAGAACAAAAGGTAAGGATTTTGAACGGCAAATCGTTGAATTCGTTCGGGTATATGGTTATGAAGCGCACCGAACAAGCCAGCAAGACAAAGCACTTGATGAATTAGGCGTTGACATTATGAGTAACACACCGTTTCACATTCAATGCAAAGCGGTTGAACGTTTGAATATGTCACACCATCAAATATTGAAAGATATGCCGACCGATAAAATTCCGGTAGTGATGCACAAAAGGAATAATAAAGGAATCATTGTTGCAATGAAGATTGAAGATTTTGCAAATTTGTTACTTTATAAAGAAAAGCAATTATGCGAACGTTGCACAAGACCCGTTGAAGGTGTTGGCGATATTTGCGAACGATGCAACGAATACTTAATAGGAATAGAATGACTATAACCGAAGCAATTAAATTAATGGAGGAAAGACACCTTGAAAAGTGCATCAATCTCCTTGCAGTAAAACAACCAAAAGAACTACTTTCATTTTTTATAAACCTGAAAGAGTTTGAACAACCAAGAATTCAAAGAACAACTTTTGAACCTTCAACCGATAACGATGTTGAAATAAAAATAACATACAATGAATAGTTTTATCTCTTTTAGTGGTGGTGTTGAATCTTCAACAATGTGCATTTTATTCGGGAACAAATCTGACGCCATATTTTCTGATACCGGATTTGAGCATAAAGAAATTTATAAAAGAATAGATTTAGTAGAATCCTTCGTTCAAAAGACTATCCGTTCAAGTTTCAAAGCACACCGGATTAAAGCAAAGAACACCTTAATAGAACAAATAAGGACAACAAAATTTTATCCTTCTTTCAGGTCTCGATTTTGTACCGGAGAATATAAGATAAAACCGATTGATAAGTTCTTATCTTATTATAATGAGGTGGAACTTTTAATTGGATTGAATGCCAATGAACAAGAAAGAACGGGAAATCACGGCAACAAAAAGAATATAAGATACCGTTATCCACTAATCGAAAAGAATTTATCAAGGGAAAATTGCAAAGACATTTTAGAAGCGGTCAATCTTGAACCAAACTTTCCGGCATACATGAAAAGGGGGGGGTGTATAGGTTGTTACTACAAATCAATTAAAGAATTCGAAGCACTGGCACTTCTAAACCCTGAAGAATTTAAGGTTGTTGAAGACCTCGAAGAAGAATTACAAGATAGAAGAGAAAAATTTTTCTCAATAAAGGAACGTAAATCAATGAAACAAATACGAAAATCAACCGAAAATATGATATTTAAACCTGAAGAAATATATCCCATAATTAACGACACTACAAATTGCGGTGTATTTTGTAATAGATAAGATGAAGATTGAATTAACTCACACCCGTGTATTTGGTGCGCTTTGGAGTAGCCAAAAAAGAATTAATGCTTTTCGTGGAGGTGCAAGAAGTTCGAAGACGTGGAGTATTTTACAAGCCATAATTTATTGGTTACTAACCGGAAAGTTTGGCAATCGTTCCTTTCCAAAAGGAAACTTTTCAATTGTTCGTGAAACGCTTCCTTCACTTCGTGCCTCAGCTTATAAAGATTTTATTGAAATTCTTCATCAATGCAACATGTATGAAAAAATTGACCATCGAAAAACCGTGCTTGAATTTCACTTTCAAGGGCGTGAAGTTGATTTCTTTAGTACTGATGACCTGAACAGCGCAAAGCTTCGAGGTCGCCAACATTCATTTGTTTACCTGAATGAAGCAAATTCAATTTCATTTGAAGCATTCCAACAGTTAGAAATGCGAACGGAACAATTTTTAATTCTTGATTATAATCCGGCAGGTATTGAAAATTGGTGTAAAACTTTCATTGAAGGAAAACAACTCAAAAAAGGAATTGTAAACCTTGATGTAAGTACATATTTTGATAATATTAAGAACTTGCCCCAACCAATGATTGATTCGATTGAGGGTTTGAAAGAAGTGGATTCCGATTTATATGAAGTGTACACCAAAGGCAATTGGGTAAAAAGTAGAAATTTGGTCTTTGCAAAAATTCACTTAGTGAAGAGTATGCCGGTTAAATATTCAAAAGAATTCTTTGGTATTGACTTCGGATTCAATGACCCGACTTCGTGCGTGCGAGTTATAAAGGTTGGAATGAATCTTTATATTGAACAAATCATTCATAAAACTAAATTAGGATTGAATGAAATAGCCGGTGCGCTTCATGATAGGAACGTTAAAAAAGTATATGCCGACCACGAACCATTGACAATAAAAGAACTTAAAACACGTGGTA